ATTTCTGAGGGTGAAAAGGTTAAGTTTTGTTACCTCATGCGGAATAAATACGGGATAACGGTTATTTCTTCTCCAGCAGAATTGCCTAAAGAATTGGATATTGAGCAGTTTATTGATTATGACACTCAGTTTAATAAAGCATTCATTGAACCATTAAATGCAATTGCCGAAAAGATTAACTGGACAACAAAACAAAATACTGCTACTACGCTGGACGACTTTTTTTCATGAACAATTTGAGGTAAAACATGTCATTTTTCAAAAATCTTGTAGAAAGTATAAAAGATGAAGATACAAATATCGTCGCTGATGGGGTGGGTTCTGCGGAATATAGTGGATGCATTGATACTGGGAGTTATATTCTCAACGCAGTTCTTAGTGGTAGTATTTTTGGGGGTGTCCCAAATAATAAAATTACTGCTTTCGCTGGTGAATCTGCTACCGGAAAAACTTTCTTCGTACTTGGGATCGTCAAAGCATTCCTAGATTCTAATCCTACTGCCGGTGTCATGTATTATGATACTGAGGCTGCTGTTACTAAACAGATGATGGAGTCTCGCGGAATTGATACTAAGCGAGTGATTGTTGCTGAACCAGATACCATTCAGAAGTTTAGAACTCACGCACTTAAAACTCTTAACTATTATGAAAAGGGTGGTGCAGACCGTCCTCCGTTTATGATGGTGCTTGATTCATTGGGTCTTCTATCTACTACAAAGGAAATGGAAGATACTGCTGAAGGTAAAGAAACTCGCGACATGACTAAATCGCAAACTATTAAGGCTGCATTTCGAGTGTTGACTTTGAAATTAGCGAAGGTCAAGGTTCCGCTTATCGTAACCAATCACGTTTATGATATCGTCGGCGCATATGTTCCCACCAAAGAAATTTCTGGTGGTTCAGGGCTTAAATATGCCGCATCGACTATCGCCATGCTTTCCAAGAAGAAAGATAAAGATGGTAACAACGATGTGGTCGGTAACATCATCAAAGTTAAGATGCACAAATCTAGGTTATCGAAAGAGAACGGTCAGGTTGAAGTTCGCTTATCATATGATAAGGGTCTTGACAAGTATTATGGTTTGCTTGATTTGGCTGAGAAGTATGGTATAATCAAAAAGGTTACTACTCGCTACGAGATGCCCAACGGAACTAGGCTTTTTGGAAAGGAAATTCTATCCAATCCAGAAAAGTATTTTGATGATGAGATGCTTCTTCGTCTAGAAGAGTGTGCCAAAAAAGAATTCAGTTATGGTGGTCAAGGAGAAATTGATGACAATCGAGAAGACGATTCTATCGAATCTGGTATTTAATGAACAATATGCTCGTAAGACAATACCCTTTCTCACAGAAGAATATTTTAAAGACAGCACAGAAAAACGACTTTTTAGACTACTTGATGGATATGTAAAAAAGTACAATGCCTTCCCCTCAAAGGAGGCATTGATAATTGATTCTTCTGCTATGGACGATCATAGTGAACAATCATTTAAAGATACGCAAGACTATATTGAAGCACTGTCATATGATTCTTCTACAAAGGAAGAATGGCTGTTAGACCAGACCGAAAAGTTTTGCCAAGACCAAGCTTTGTTTAATGCAATCTCTAAGTCTATTCAGCTTATGAATAGTGATAAGGCTGGTATTTCTAAAGGATCTATTCCTCAGATTTTGGCAGATGCTTTGGCAGTATCTTTTGATACACACATTGGTCACAGTTTCCTTGATGACTGGGAGACTCGATTTAATTCGTATCATCTTAAAGAGTCTAAGATTCCTTTTGATTTAGAATACTTCAATAAGATTACTCAGGGTGGACTATCCCCCAAGACGTTGAACATTTGCTTGGCTGGTACTGGTGTCGGTAAGTCAATGTTTATGTGTCACTGTGCTACAGGTAATCTGATGGCGGGATATAATGTTCTGTACATCACTCTTGAAATGTCTGAAGAAAAGATTGCTGAACGTATTGATGCTAACAGTCTTAACGTTACAATCGATGAACTTTCTTCACTCTCTAAAGAAGTGTATGAGAAGAAGATTAACAAAGCTCGTGAGAAGACAGTAGGTAAACTAATCATTAAAGTATATCCTAAGGCATCTGCTAGTGCTTCTAATTTTCGCTATCTATTGAATGAAATTAAGATTAAGCGAAACTTTATACCTGATATTGTGTATATCGATTACTTGAACATTTGTGCTTCTTCTCGTTTGAAGACAGGAACAAACTTCAATTCATATACTTATATCAAGGCGATTGCAGAAGAGCTTCGTGGACTTGCTGTTGAGTTTAACGTACCAATCATTAGTGCGACTCAGACAAATCGTGGCGGCTTTGGAAACTCTGATGTAGAACTTACAGATACTTCGGAATCATTTGGTCTTCCTGCTACGGCTGACTTTATGTTTGCAATCATTACTAGCGAACAACTTAACACATTGAATCAGCTAATGGTTAAGCAATTGAAGAATCGTTATAGTGATCCAAATATGCATAGAAAGTTTGTTATAGGGGTTGACAGATCTAAGATGAAGTTGTATAATCTTGAAGAACGAGCACAAGATAATATTATCGATAGTGGTCAACCTTCAATGACAGTTTTTCCTGTCAAGAAAAAATTTGATAAATCGTCTTTTGACGACTTTACTTAAAAGAGGCAGTTAATGTTACCAACTATTGTAGGACCAATTGAAAAATTAATTGAGTTAGTTAAGCAAACTTCTAATTTAGAAGGTGATTATTGGGAATGTGGTATTTATAATGGTGGATCTGCTTCCGCTATTTATGAGGCGATTCCTAGTAATCGTAATCTAATTTTGTTTGATTCTTTTGAAGGTTTGCCTCAAGAAACTGAACATGACAACTTTCATAAGAAGGGTGACTTTAGTGATGTTAATTATGAGAATGTAAAAGCTTATTTTTCTAATCATAATAATGTGACGATAGTCAAAGGCTTTATACCAGAAACATTTAAAGATTTTACAGAATCTAAGCTCTGTTTTGTTCATCTAGATCTTGACTTATATGAAGGATATAAGTATACTTTAGACTTTGTTTGGCCTAGATTAGTAAGCGGAGGAATCATTGCTTTAGATGATTATGCTGCTTCTACATGTGCAGGTGCAAAAAAAGCTACAGATGAATTTGTTAAACTCCATGGTTTAACTGTAATCGACCACTACTACATTATTAAAGAGTAATATGAATATCTTTTACCTGTCATCTGACCCACAACAATGTGCTGAGTATCACGCCGATAAACATGTAGTCAAGATGATCCTTGAATATGCCCAACTATTATCAACCGCTCATCGTATTCTTGACGGTCAAGAATATGTTGACAACAGTTCTGGGCGTAAAATCAAACGTTGGAAGTTAGATGATGGGCGAGAAGATATGTTGTACAAAGCTACACATATTAACCATCCTTCAGCAATTTGGGCTAGGCAAGGGCAGGCTACTTATTCATGGCTTTATGCATTGTGGGTAAGTTGCCTCAATGAATATACTCATCGATATGGTAAATCTCATGCTTGTGAAAAACTTAGGTTTGTCCTTGCCAATATTCCTAAAAATCTAAAGAATAGTAATTGGTCAGAGCCACCTCAAGCAATGCCAGACGAATGTAAAACAAATAATGCTATCAGTGCATATCGACAATACTACATTATGAAAAAGAATGGATTTGCTCGATGGACTAATCGAGAGATTCCAAAGTGGTATTCACACGGGATTCTATCTTTACTTACAATCGAATCACAAGCGATGGGTCTATATGATTGATATAGAGATAAATGGAATTCGCTCCGATAAGAAAAAGATGAGACTCTTTACCGAGGCTTTGAATTTTTATATGAGCAAATTATTCAAAAAAGACCCAAATATCGAAGTTGAACTTAATTTTATTAATAAATTAGATGCTCATGGGTATTGTATTGTAGAATCATCTCATTATCCAAAGTTTTTTGTAATAGAGCTAAATAAAAGCATAGATGAAGAACAGCAACTCAGAGCACTTGCACACGAGTCTGTTCATTGTATGCAGTATCGTAAAAACCATCTTCAAAATAAAAAAGATGGTGTTTATTGGAAAGGTGTCTGGTTTGAGTCAATGGAAAAAAATGAAATGTATTTCACAGCACCTTGGGAATTACAGGCATACGAATTAGAAGAAACGCTTTACAATGATTTCATGATGTATTATAATGAAGTGAATAGTAAATAAAGAATATTCCCTGATAGCTCAGTCGGTAGAGCAAGTGACTGTTAATCACTCGGTCGTTGGTTCAAGTCCAGCTCAGGGAGCCCTGAGAGTCTTCGTCAAGACTCGAACCCTATAAATAAGTGTAGGAGGCTTTTATGCACTACACAATTTATAAAGTTACAAACAAGATTAACGGCAAGGTCTACATAGGATCACATAAGACCAAAAATCTTGATGACGGCTACATGGGTTCAGGAAAGTATCTTAAACGAGCCATAGAAAAAAATGGAATAGAGAATTTTGAGAAAGAAATTCTTTTCGTTTATGATAACCCTGAAGCTATGTATCAAAAAGAAGGCGAAATTGTTAATGAAGATTTTCTCGCTACAGAAAACACTTACAATTTAAAAATTGGTGGTTATGGCGGATTTGATTATATTAACAGCAATAAATTAAACGTCTACGAAAATGCCGGTAAAATAGGGTATGGTGGAGAAAATTTATTAAAAGGAAGATACCGGATTCCTTCGGAAGAAGAAAAAATCAAACGTGCTAAGACTCTTAAAGAAAGATATGCGCTTGGTGATATAATTCCTTCTTTTTTAAATAAAAGCCATACAGAAGAAACGAAAAAGAAAATAAGCGAGAAAAATAAAATCTCCCAAAAAGGAGAAAAAAATTCTCAATATGGAACTAAATGGGTTCATAATCCTTTGACTAAAGAATCAAAAAAGATAAAGGGCGAAGTTGAAGAAGGTTGGCTGTTAGGTAAATATAAATTACCTAAATCAAAAGTAATTTCTATCCGTGTGGTGTAACGGCAGCACAACTGTCTCCAAAATAGTTAGTTGAGGTTCAAATCCTTACACGGATGCCAAATTATGAAGAAGACTATACAATGGATAAGGTATGATTTTAATTCAAATCCTTTTCGGTTTATCATTGAGTGCCTTGCTTGGTGTGGCAGCATCGGGTGTTCTCTTGGAATGGCGCTTACCGTTCCTAATCCTCCCCTTATGGTGTTTTATCCTATTTGGATTATTAGTTGTAGTATGTACGCTTGGTCTGCTTTTACTCGCAAGTCCTTTGGTATGCTCTTAAACTATGGACTTTTGATGACCATTGATATGGTTGCACTTTTTAGAATGTTATAAATAACACTCTTACAACCCGCTTAACAGTAGGAGATGACTATGTATAAGCAAGAACATTATTATGAAGTGGATAACTTCAATACACTAGAAATGATATATCAACAATTGCATAATCAATATAAAAATGTTGAAAAACGTCTCATCAAAACCATCGATGAGAATAAGAACCTCAAGTCATTGCTATCAGAAAATAAAAACATTCATCCTTTTATCGATTAATGAAAACCTGTCCTAGATGCGGTAAAGATCATGAACGGAATGGTAAATTTTGTTCGCCTTCTTGTGCTAATAGTAGACAATGGACAGAAGAAGATAAGAAAAAGAAATCTGATTCTTACAAAAAATTCTATCAGACTGAAGAGGGCGAACTAAATAGATGGATAAAAGGGAAAAGGAATTCTAACAATGGATTTCTCCCCATGGACTCAATAGAAGTTCAAGAAAAAGTAGAAGATGATTATATAATTCCGCATAGTTTTGAAGAAGATAATTCAAAGTTTGTGTCGGGTGGAGATGTATGGTTTGTTGATGAGTGAGGTACAACATGTTTGAACAAAGTAAAGCTGCTAAACGTCGATTTGATGATGGTAACTTTCATAATCGTTATTTTATTGGAAAGGGGATTGATATTGGATGCGGCGATGACAATCTTGGTCGCCTTCGCCATGTATTTCGCGGTATTCAGGATGTAAAACCTTGGGATCTCCCTGATGGTGACGCGCAATATCTAGAAGGCGTTGCAGATAACGAATTTGATTTTGTTGTTTCTAGTCATTGTCTAGAACACATGGTCAATCCTAGTGTTGCTCTAAAAAACTGGATTCGTGTATGTAAGCGAAACGGTTACTTGGTTATTACTATTCCTGATGAAGAAATGTATGAGCAAGGTATTTGGCCTAGTCAATATAATTCAGATCATAAGTGGTCGTTTACTCTAAATGATAATCGTGGACTACCCGCACCTTATCGTGCAATTATGTCCAATACGATTAATGTTCTTGATTTTTGTCAGCAAGTAAATACTCTTGCTGTAGTAGAAAAGATTGAAGTCATTCGTGATTTCTATTATGAAGGTTATCCGGCTCAAGATCAGACACTCCACCCCTGTATTGAATCCTGTATTGAAATCATTCTAAGAAAAATATGAAGAAACCATTTGTACTTTTAGTTGGTGATAATTGCCGAGACATTTATTATTACGGTAATGTCAATCGAATCAGCCCAGAAGCACCAGTTCCTGTTTTAGACTATACCTTTAAAGAAGAAAAGTATGGAATGGCGGGTAATGTATGGCATAACTTAGAGAAGCTTGGTTGTGACATTGTGTTTCTTACTTCTGGGCGTTCGACAAAGACTCGATTTGTTGATGCTAAAACCAAACAACAATTGATTCGATTTGATGAAGATCCATCGAGAGATCCAGTCCAATTACCATCTCTACATTCAAAGACTTCCGTATTTGATGCTGTTGTGATTTCTGATTATGATAAAGGTTCTGTCACATACGATACAATTGATTACATTAAGAAATATTATGATGGGCCAGTATTCATAGATACCAAGAAAAAAGATCTTGCTCGATTTGAAGGTATGTATGTCAAAATTAATCAGAAAGAATATGAAGATGCAATTTCTTATCCAGAAGAACACCTAATTACTACTCTGGGTGATATTGGCGCATCATATAAAGGTAAACTATACGAAACTAAACGTATAGAAAATTTTGATGTGTGTGGTGCTGGTGATACTTTTTTTGCATCTTTTGTTTATAAATTCCTCTATACAAAGAATATAGAAAAGAGTATAATATTTGCAAATGCTGCTAGTTCTATAACGGTTCAGCAAAATGGAGTTTATTCACCATCTATTCAAGAGATAGAAGGAGCTTTATAATGGATTCAGGAAAACTAGGTATTATTCAATTGCGAGGTGCGGGGGATTGTTTAATTGCCCTTCCTATTGCTAAATATTTTTATGACAAAGGGTATGAAATTTATTGGGTTATTGATGCTAAATTTGAAAAAGCATTTCAATATGCAGCACCCTATGTAAACTTTCTTCCTTTAGCATTAGAAGAAAAAACGATTCAGTCTAACATTCGCAATCCGTATTGGTTTGAAACACCAAGGCAGATGTTGCTAGATGTTGGCTGTAATGAAGTAGTAAGTTTTCCGTATGAGGAAATTCTTCACTTTAAGAAAATTGGTATGCCTTCTCGATTGATTGACCCTGTTCCAATTCGCGCAAAGGAACTAGGTCTTTCTTTTCATACCACATTCGACCAGTTTAAGTATGCGGCAACAAGTGTACCATTCGAGCAAAAATGGAAACTTGATATTAGACGTAATCTAAAGCAAGAGAAAGAATTGTATGATCGTTTAGTATGGGATAGAGCTGGCCCATATATCCTAGCTCATACTTCAGGTGCAATGGGAAGAATTAAGTACGACCTTGATCTAAGAAGTTTTGCTATTAATATTGGCTTAGGTGAGGCTCAGATTATTGAAGTGAGTGACTTGACTGACAATATTTTTGACTGGATTACTCTTATCGAAAAGAGTGCATGTTTTGTTGGTATTGATTCATTCTTTGTAAATTTGGTAGAACAACTTCAAATGAAAATACGAAAGTTCTTCATTCGTCGGTCACCTACTAACTTTACACCTGTATTGAAAGAACACTGGGATTATCTACCAATTCAGTTAGCTACTG